CCAACGCGAGGTTGGTTTGCTTCCAGAATGTTTGGATTGCCACGAGAGCGGTTTCGGTCTCGCGGTTCCAAGAGGCGATTGCTTGTTTTTGGTTGGCGTTCATTGTTTGAGCGTTGCGTAAGTTGCGGAATCGGAATTGCGCTATGATGTGGATCTGTGCCAACTAACTCCCCATCAACAATTGCTGGCGTCTTTGCGGGTGCCAGATTGTCAATGAGAATTGGAAATTGGTCCAAATCATTCACAGCATCAACCAGGCCTTCCATGTCTAGAAGTTCCTGGGATGTAATTCCTAATACTTTGGCCATCGCATCGAGTATAAGATTATAGTCGTTTTGAGGCCATGCATTTGAACACTTATAAATTTCTTCATGAGTGCCACCCTTAAACTTTAGGTTTCCCACTAGTTCGAGTGTTCGCTTGCAGTACGTTCCAATCAAAGGTGTTAAGCTATCGGTTGTCAAGTAGCCACGCGCGCGGTTAGCGGCGGCTTGCTCACGGCTGACTCCTTTATTCCCGGATAGATGAATCTTAGTTAAAGTCCTCATCGGATCCTGGAAAGAATCGTCAACGGTGGCCGGGTCTACGAAGTAACGGCCGCAGAATGGCATTGGGTCATGCTTTGGGATAATTTTGATTTTCAATGATTGGCCAAGTTCTTTGACCACTTTCACTAAGGAATCAGCGTAAGTCCCCCCCCAATTAGCAGTTGATCCATCATCACCGACATATATCCCGAGCTTGGCGAAAGCTTCTTTTGGGTTATTTCCGGTTTCACGAAGGGCGCAGTAGGAATTGAAAGCGTTTTTAAGCGTGTTAAAGCTTGTCAACGGCGATCCACTTCTAGTGCCCCATCCTGCATCATAACGAATGCCACTTGATGTTGTTGCTGATTTCTTGAACACTTGGTCAAAGTGATTCTTGAACTCAGGTCTATATGATTCAGGGATTAGCTTCATGCATATAGGCAAAGTGACGAATGTTTGCAAGAATTTTGACACACTCCCATCAAAGCGATCATAGTCAGAGTCTACAGTTCCTGTTTCACAGGAAGTTGATGTACGACGTAATTCTCTGATCGTTTGTTTGGGTGATTTGCCGACGCCGTACCAGCGAAACTCCTTAAAGTACACTGATAGGGCGAGGGTAAAACACGACATTGCGACTGTTAGGTCGGGCGTCATTGTGGTTATATTTCTTGGTTCGTTTGGGCAGGAATAAGCTTCGGTCTTGATGAATCCCTTCAGCGAATTTTTCACGTTAACAGACATTCCATGAATTACTTCGTGGAAGCGGGCGCGCTGAAGTTTACCATCCTGTTTCTCATTCACCTCGTCCATACTCAAAGGGGGTATGGTTCCTCGCATCTTATCCGGGACAACTAGATTTACGAATTCTCGAGCGTAATCCTTGTATTTCTTACTAGGAACACGATCATTCCGTGGTTTGTTGATTCGACCTTCAATGCAGCTAAGCTCAGGGTTGACCCCTTTCGCCGCAAACATTGCTGGCCGAGTAACCAGTGGAGTTGTCACAGCCTGTCCCACGTTGGTTGCATCCTCTGTGGCGAGTGCATTCCTACGAGGTAGAGCAGTGAAATTCGTTGGGAATTTTCCAGTTGAGAACATATTAGTTGGCATTCGATCAAACTCCCAGCAGGCAAGTAGAAGTGGGGCCGCTCGTACCGATTTCGCGGTGTCAAAGCCCCCAGTATTAAGCATGCGTTCGATATCTGAAGTGCGAGGTGGTGTATCCTTGTTTGCAAGTCTGGCTTTTATTGAATGAAACAATTCGCCGTCCAATTCCACTGAATATTTAGAACCAGTTGGTTTAACAGATAAAAAGTCGGTTAGTGCATTCCATAGGTAGCAGATTTTTCCACTAACTACGTTCAGACGTTCCAGGCTTGTATATCCGTCACGATTTGGGTTAAAAATCCATGATAGGAAGGGCAGGCGTGCTTTAGGCAATAGCCAGATTATGCGGTGGTGCGGATCACCTTCTACTTCTCGTTGTTCGACATCGAAGATGCATAGTGCGCCATATTGGTCGACGACACAAACTGAATCTCCTTCATACTTCCATAGCTGATGTTTATATTGTGCTCCTCCACGTACATGATAATTAAGCTCACTTGCTTCATTGAAGTAGTAAGCAAACTCTTCACCTCGGTATGACAGTTGTTGTGGTACTAAGGTATACATCATTATTGGTTTCCAATGCATTAGCCATTGATTCATATCCGCGTAATAATCAACATCGGTGAAGATGAATGCGTGATCCGCTCCGACAGGGTCGTCGCGGAAATCACAGTGGTAGTCCTTCATGTGGTAGAAGTACCTTGATCCATCTCCAACATCTCGGTTGTTTCTTGATACGCAGTATGGGGTATAGCCATTGGTGGTTGCCATTGTCTGCATGAAGTCATTCGCACTTGAGCGAAATTCTGCAGAACGTGGGTGTGTATGTCCATTGTGGCAGGGAAACAGGTTGATCCTTTGGTCATTCGGTAACATTATTGATCGTAATGATTTCCGAGTTATCCAGTAGGATTCCCATCTTGAGTAGTCCCTGATGCTCATCCGTATTCCAATTAGTTTAAGTAATCCTAAGCCTAAGCTCAGTATTATGTAAACCGGTGTTTGTATGTTCCAAATAACAAAGCGCAATCCAAGTGATGGTGTCGGAATGTGTTCTGATCCCCTGTTGGACCAGATCCAGTACCAAGCTGCAATAAAAAGCGAGTTGAAACAAAGGAACCATACAAAAATCGCGACGACGGTCCAAGGCGGTAACCCGTAGGTTAGCGCACTGATGATCCATGGTAAAATCCAGGCCAGGTATTTGTAAATAGACATGAAGCGTTTTAAACTCCAAAGAATCTTCACAATCATAGCGAGGATGGCGAAAAGCATTGTAATGGCGGGTATGTGTTTTGGTTAAACGTTGAGTGCTGAGTAAG